CCTAGTTTTCGTGTTGATAAGGTAAGTGGGGTTGCTCATTGTTTTGCGTGCGGTTTTAAAACCAACGTATTTAAGTTTTTTGGTGTATTTACCAATCCAGTGCCAATTAAAATTGCGGCGCTAAAAGAAAAACTTAATGAGCTGAAAACAGCAGGTATTGGGCTGGAACTACCAGCCGGATATACTCCATACACCCGCAGTTTCCGTGGTATAAGTGCCGCTACACTAAAGGATTTCGGAGCTTTTTATACTAACAGTGTAGAAAAACTAGTGGACAGGATTGTATTTCCTATTAAAGACATTACTGGAAAGACAGTAGTGTTTGTTGGTCGTCACACCTTGAGCAACGGCAATCCACGATACGTTAACTATCCTAGTGGTGTAAAAATTCCGCTATTCCCAGCACACTTGCCTAGTGGCTACAGTTCTATGGTAATTGTTGAAGGCATCTTTGATATGCTCAACCTTTACGATAACGGACTAGAAAACGTAGTTTGTGCGTTTGGTACAAATACGCTACAAAATGATACAAAACAAAAGCTCTTACCTTTTAAGGCTCAGGGCATTACACACGTATACCTACTATTTGATGGTGACGAAGCGGGTGCCAAAGCGGCTCAAACTCTTAAACCACTCATTGAAGCAGAAGGTTTCATTGTGGAAATCATCAACCTTCCGGACGGCAGTGACCCGGGCGATCTCGACGCCGAAGACGTCCGCAGCATTGGTGAATATATCACAAAATAAACTTGAAAAACTAGCCAAGATACGCTATAATAAAGTATCACAAGGAATTAAATATGAAAATTGCGCTTATCGACAAAGCCCCTAACCGTACTCGTTACAGTGATTATTTCAACTTTGAATTTGATCACTACCATATGAGTTCTGTTCCTATTACCAAGTTGTTGAAAAAAGATGTGGACTTGGAAGTAGACTTGGAACCTTATGATTTTGTTATCCTGGTAGGTGCTGAAGCCGCTAAAGAATACGCAAAAGTTACGTCAGTAACAAACTATGCTGGACAACTTGTAAATGATAAGTTTATTCCTATCTCTAATCCTGCTATGCTGGCTTTTAAACCGGAAGGAAAGCCTGACTTCCAGCGAGCTTGTGACAAAATCCACAAATACATCGAAGGTACCCTCAAACCTGCTACTACGGGAGATTATAAGGGGATCGATGACACAGCGGAAGCAAAACGCTTCTTCCGAGAAGTCCTAGAAAACGCTCAGGGCTATGTAGCACTTGATACGGAAACAACTGCACTTTACCCTCGTGATGGGTATGTGCTAGGACTTTCCATGAGTTATAAGTCTAAGCACGGTCGATATATTCTTACCGACTGCCTAGATGATGTGTGCCTAGACTTGCTTCGCAAAATTATTAAAGACTTCAGTATCGTTTTCCACAACATGAAGTTTGACTACAAGATGATTAACTATCACTTGGGTATAGACTTTGACCGTAGTCGAGTGCATGACACAATGGTTATGCACTATGTGCTTGATGAAGCCGATTCACACGGCTTGAAACAGCTTGCACTTAAGTACACAGACTATGGTGACTACGACAGCGAACTTGATGACTTCAAGAAAGCCTACTGTGCACAACACGGTATTCTTCAAGACGATTTCACTTACGATCTTATTCCGTTTGAAGTAATTGCAAATTATGCAGCAATCGACACTGCCGTCACTTTTGACCTATTCCAGAAATTCTGGCCTATTGTTCAGAAAAATGACAAGCTGCGTAAGGTATACGAAGAAATCTTGATTCCTGGTACACTGTTCCTTATGGACATGGAAGAAGTTGGTATTCCTATTAGCCGTGAGCGAATGGAAGCAGCTAACATCTACTTGGACTATGAAATTCAGCAAGCCAAGGAAGCAATCTACAGTTTTGAAGAAGTCAAAGTTTTCGAGAAAAACGAAGGCAAGATCTTCAATCCTAACAGTGTGATGCAGCTTCGTACTATTCTGTTTGATTACTTGGGACTAACACCCACTGGTAAGAAAACAGCAACTGGTGCTATTTCAACTGATGCAGAAGTGCTGGAACAGTTGTCAGAAGAACACCCACTACCCAAGGCCATCCTAAAGGTGCGTCAACTTGGTAAAATTCAAAATACTTACATCCAAAAGATTCTACCGGAACTTGACCGAGATGGTAGAATTCGTACCAACTTTAATCTTACTTTTACCACTAGCGGTCGTTTGTCTAGTTCTGGTAAGTTTAACGCTCAGCAGATTCCTCGTGACGACCCTATTATCAAGGGCTGTATCAAGGCTCCGGCTGGCTATAAGATTGTATCGCAAGACTTGACAACAGCAGAAATGTATTATGCTGCTGTGCTGAGTGGCGATAAAAACCTGCAACAAGTTTTCTCCAGTGGTGGTGACTTCCACAGCACTATTGCTAAAATGGTGTTTAGCCTGCCGTGTCCTGTTGACGAGGTGAAAGACAAGTACAAGAGTATGCGTCAGTCTGCAAAGGCTATTTCCTTCGGTATTCTATACGGTAGTGGAGCAAACAAAGTTTCTCAGACTGTGTCGAAAGCAACTGGTGAATACTATCCAGTTGAGCAGGCGCGAGAAGACATTAAACAATACTTCGGAAAGTTTAGTAAACTAAAGAAGTGGCTAGATGATAGAAAGGCATTCATTGAAGTTAACGGATACACGTACAGTTTCTTTGGCAGAAAGCGTCGCTTACCAAACGTATTTAGCTCAGACAAGGGCATTGCAGCTCATGAGGTACGTTCCGGAATCAATGCCGAAGTTCAATCACTTGCGTCAGACATTAACCTCCTTGGTGCTATTAGAACTGCAAACGAAATCAAAGCCAAAGGACTAGACGCTAAAATCTTCATGCTGGTGCACGACTCGATTGTTGCCTTAGTAAAAGAAGATCAAGTGGACGAGTACTGCGAAATCCTAAAGCGCAATACTCAACATGATTGGGGTTGTAATATCACCAACTGTCCTATTGGTGTTGACCAAGAAATCGGGGACGACTACAGCTTTGGAAAATGGGACGACTTCTATACAGTTGAAGGATCTAGTCTGGCCCGTATACAGACTCGGTGAGAAAAAGCCGATGGTTGAGGATGGGGTAGTATTCTATCAAGCAGAATATGCTGATATAGATACTGCCACTACTCGTAAAAACATACGGGTAGTTGATGACCGAAACGTAGACAAAGCTACTCTAGGTCTTCGTAGATTGGTTATTGGGCAGACTCGGAGCTTATTTCCAATAGGCTCCGCAGTCTATTTTTTAATTGATCTTATTAAACTCGCAAAATCAACTACGTGGTGGATTGATTCACACGGCAGAGTTTTTCAACATAAAAAAATTAAACGCGCCAAACTGCGAACACACAAGATAAGTCAAGTTTTACCTGCCAGTGGCATAGGGTGTGTGTTGGAAGTTGAAGGTCTAGTTTTTAGATTTAAAAGTATGAAGGCTCCTGAATCGTGGGAGCAGTATGCAGGTATCTTGTATGTGGACGGTGGACATATGCTGTACGGATACTATGAATATCCTATAAAAGATACTTGGAGAATGGTATAGTGGCAAAAGCAATTATATCTAATAGAATTTACATTGATAACCCTGGAGTAGATCACACTAAGTTGGTTATGACTGAACTAACTTATAAGATCAAAAAAGAAACAGGAAGCAAACAGTTTCAGGCTATTGAAACTATTAAAAATTATAAAGTACTCACCAAAGGCATTATTAGTATGCCACAAGGTCGAGTAGACTTAATCCCTAATGGGTACGAGATAGTAGATAAGCGATTACTAAATCCAGTACCTTTTCCAGACCCTAAGTTTGAGCTAAGACCAGATCAGCAGGAAATTTATGACAAAGTTAACGACACTTGCTTTATCAACGCTAAAGTCGGTTGGGGTAAGACTTTTACTGCTTTGCACCTTGCACGCAAGTTTGGACAAAAAACACTTGTTATCACGCACACCACGGCACTGCGAGACCAGTGGATCGAAGAAGCCGAAATCCTTTTTGGAACCCCGGTCGGAGTAATAGGTAGTGGTGCCTGGGATATTGAAGATCATTTTATTGTAATCGGCAATATACAAACACTAGCAAAAAAGATACCTGAGCTAAGCAAAGAGTTTGGCACAGTTATCATGGACGAAGCACACCACTGTCCAGCAACTACGTTTGCTGAAACAGTGGACGCATTTCCTGCACGTTATCGTATTGCGCTGTCGGGTACGATGATTCGCAAAGACAAAAAGCACGTACTATTTCGTGATTATTTTGGCGATCATATATTAAAGCCTGAGCAGGCTAATACAATGATGCCTACTGTCTACACAGTTAAAACTGGTATTACTCTGAAACCAGATGCAACTTGGGTAGATAAAATTACTGACTTAATGAGCAATGAAAGCTACCGTAAAGCGGTTGCTGCAGTTGCACTACGTGAAATGGCTAAGGGTCATGCGGTACTCTTAGTAGCTAGTCGAGTTGAATTTTTAGCAAAAGTAAAGGAATACATTGGTGAAGACTGTTTGTTGGTTACTGGCGACACCGACTTTGAGGATCGCAAACAAGCAAAAGAATTGCTTAACAGCGGCGAAAAGCACGCTATTGCAGGCTCAAGGCAAATCTTCTCAGAAGGCATTTCTATTAACAGGCTCAGCTGCCTTATCCTTGCAGAGCCAATGAGCAACGACAGCTTACTAGAGCAGTTGGTTGGACGAGTTCAACGACTGTTTCCAGATAAGCTACCGCCTATAGTTATTGATATGCAATTTGCTGGACGCGGTGATCGTAAACAAAACAATGACCGTATGGCTTTTTATCTTAAACAAGGCTGGGAAATACTGGCAATGTAAAAATTTAACTTGTCAGTCACTTCCCAAAGTGGTATAATATAGTCTGAGTTCGAGATTATGACTCTTTTATTCAACCTTTCACTTTTAGAATCTGAAACACAATGTGATCCTAAAAAATTAGTTGAGTTATTGGGGCTGCATCATAGAAAAAAGACTATTCCAAAAAGCTACAGATCGCGAAAGCCGCTTAAAAATCTATCGGGAACCAGCTTCTTACTAAATGCAGCCCTACTTTTCAACGACAAAAGTACTGATGTTATCTATAAAGCACAGTATATAAGATTAGCGGGGCGTAGGGATTACGCTAACTTTAAATACTACGGCATCAAATATCTGGACTTATCATTCTTCCAAGATATTGACCTAGACGCAATAAAACATAATCCGCTATTAACAATCACACAAAACAAAATATATTTCAAATACGAGGAAATTTAAAAAATGGCACTTAGCTTTAAACAAACCAAAGGCAAAGCACAATCTAACAAAGTAGAATCTTTTGAGTACAAAGATGGCGAGAATACTGTTCGTCTTATCGGAGGCGTGTTGCCACGATACATTTACTGGCTCAAAGGTACTAACAACAAGGACATTCCTGTTGAGTGCTTGGCTTTTAGCCGCGAAAAAGAAAAGTTCGATAACGTAGAAAAAGATCTTGTTCCTGAGTTCTTTCCTGATGCAAAATGCAGCTGGAGCTACAGTGTTAACTGTATCGACCCTAAACAGAATAAGGTCGTGGCACTTAACCTGAAAAAGAAGCTGTTTGAGCAGATTGTAACTGCTGCGGAAGATTTGGGCGATCCGACCGACCCCGATACTGGTTGGGATGTTGTGTTCAAGCGAGTTAAGACTGGCCCACTGGCCTTTAACGTTGAGTACACACTTCAAGTTCTGCGTTGCAAGCCACGAGCACTGACCGAAGAAGAACGTGCAATGGCTGATGCTGCTAAGTCTATTGACGAAAAGTTTCCACGCCCCACCGAAGCCGAAGTTCGTGCTCTGTTGGAAAAGATTACTAGCAACCAAGATCCTGAAGGCGAAGAAGGTGCCGGCAATGATGCCGAGCGCGAAGCCGTTAAAGACCTAGGTTAATAAACTCGGCCCGCAAACGTAAAACCTTTGCGGGCTTTTTTGTCTGTAAAACAATGAAAATACTTTTTACCGCAGACATTCACATTAAGCTTGGACAGAAAAACGTTCCCACGGAATGGGCGCGTAATAGATTCCAGATGTTTATTGAACAGTTTGCAGAAATGCAAAAAGAAGCGGATTACGTTATCCTTGGTGGCGATACTTTTGATCGTTTACCAACAATGGACGAAGTAGAGCTTTATTTTGACTTAGTTGCTAGCATCAAGAAGCCTGGATTTATTATTCCTGGCAATCATGAAATGTTGAAAAAAGACACAACGTTTCTTACCCACCTTAAACGTGCAACACACCGAATCAATCCACTAGTACAAGTTATAGACGACTTTGATAGTCACCTACTAGCTGGTGATGTAGATTTTATTCCCTACAATAAGCTAAAAGATTATCATCCTGGCAGTGTTGATATGCATGGGCGTATTTTAATAACTCATGTGCGTGGCGAGATTCCTCCACACGTTAAACCTGAGGTAGACTTAAGCTTATTTGATCGTTGGCAAGTTGTCCTTGCCGGTGACTTGCACAGTTATGAAAATTCTCAGCGAAATATTTTGTATCCTGGTAGTCCTTACACTACTAGCTTTCATAGAACCAAGGTTGATACTGGCGCTATTATCCTTGATGTTGATACTCTCCAGCATGAGTGGAGAAAGTTCAACTTACCACAACTACTCAAAAAGACCGTTGGGGCTGAAGAGGCCTCCACCGCCACCGCCACCGCCTTCGATCACACGATTTACGAAGTAGAAGGCGATATGCAAGAATTAGGTGCGCTTGATGACAGTGACCTGATTGCTAGTAAAGTCCTAAAACGAGATACCGACAGTGCCTTAATCCTGGCTCCTGAAATGACTTTTGAGCAGGAAATCCGGGAGTATCTAACCTACATATTAAATCTGCCAGAACCAACCATCGAGGCAGTATTAAAGGAGTTTCAAAACCATGCGAACAAAATTTCTACAGAGTAACGCCGAAGTATGGTCTCAAACAAACTGCCCAGCTTGCAGTGAGGCTAAGAAGTTACTAGAAAACTATGGTATTAAATATGCGGAGCGTATGATCGGCATTAACGGTTATACCAAAAAAGACCTTATTGACAAAGTACCAACAGCTCGCAGTGTCCCACAAATCTTTTTAGATGGCAAATATGTGGGAGGCCTAATGGAATTGAAACGAATCTTGCAGAATGATAACGATTAAAAAATTACGCTGGTCAAATGCTTTTAGCTACGGCAAAGACAATGAAATAGATTTCTCTGCTGCTCCACTTACGCAATTAGTTGGTCGTAATGGTCACGGCAAGAGTTCTATTGCACTTATCTTAGAAGAAGTGTTATTTAACAAGAATAGCAAAGGCATTAAGAAAGCAGATATTTTAAACCGTTATGTTAAAGACAAGTCTTACTCTATTGAACTAGAGTTTGAACGCGACGGTGTAGAATATCTGATTAAATCAACCCGTGGTAGTGCACAAACTGTTAAGTTATTCAAAGACGGAGCAGATGTAAGTTCGCATACTGCAACGGCTACCTATAAAATGATTGAAGAAATTATAGGTATTGACCACAAAGCGTTTGCACAGATTGTGTATCAAAGCAACGCAAGTAGTCTAGAGTTTTTAACAGCGGCTGATACTGCTCGTAAAAAGTTCTTGATTGAAATCCTTAACTTAGGTCGTTATACCAAGGCGCAGGATGTGTTCAAGGAAGTAACGACCGAACTATCCAAAGATATTGCCAGCACTCAGTCTCAGGTTAACACAGTGCGTTCTTGGTTAGACAAGTACGAGAAAACTGATTTAACTCCAGTTGATCTAATGTTAGTCGATGCCGTAGATGCTGAGTCCCTAACCGAAGCAGCTAAACTAGAAGGTGCGATTAGTGGTATTGAGGCAACCAATAAAAAGATTGCTCAAAACAATACTTACAAGCGACTTCAGGCTGGGTTAAAAATACTGCCTATTCCCGAGAAGCCGGCCGCAGATCTTAAAGCTATTGATGCCGAGGCCAGAGCACTTCAGTACGAAACTGTTGAACTGCAGAAAACTGTGCGAGACAGCAAAGCTTTTGTTCAAAAAATGGAAAAGCTAAGCGGTACTTGTCCTACTTGCTTACAACCTATTGATACGCATAAGATTGAAGAGCTTGTATCAGAACAAGAAACCATTCAAACAGCTGCGATTGATAAGTGCAACGAGTTGCAAGCCAAGGTTCAAGAGATTCAAGCTGAGGAGCAAGAGTTTAATGCTAAAATGGCTACTTGGCAAAAGGCCGTTAAATCTCAAGAAGATTGGGAAAAATACCATCAACTAATTGACTTGGAACTTCCAGAAGAACAGTTAGTTGAAAAAGAGTTGCAAGACAGACTGACTGCTCTTAAACAGTCTATTGCACAAACAAGAACACAAATAGCAGCTGCAGAAAAACATAATGCTAACGCTATTGCACATAATACTAAAATAGATCTCATTAGTAAGCAGCTAGTGGAAATGAATCAAGAGCTGGAAACCTACAGCTCTAAACTTCATGAACTTAGTGAGCGTATGAGTATTTTAAATGTTTTAACAAAGACATTTAGTACGACCGGCTTAGTAGCTTACAAAATAGAGTGTTTAGTAAAAGATCTAGAAGATATTACAAATAAGTACCTTGTTGACTTATCTGATGGTAGATTCCAGATCGGATTTAAGATCAACTCAAGTGATAAATTAAATGTTGTTATTACCGACAATGGCAAGGATATTGAAATACTTGCATTAAGCGGTGGCGAGAAAGCTCGTGTAAACGTAGCAACACTTTTAGCAATACGTAAGTTAATGCAGACTCTTTCCAGTTCACGAATTAATTTGCTAATTCTAGACGAAACGGTTGAGGCGCTTGATGTTGATGGGAAAGAGAAGTTAGTTGAGGTGTTGCTCAAAGAAGAACATCTTAATACCTTCTTGGTATCGCATGGTTTCACACACCCACTATTAGAAAAAGTAAATGTTGTGAAACGTAATAATATATCACAGATCGAGGTATAATATGGTAAAAATAGAAAAAATTGGTGCTGGAGCAACAGCAACTATTCTTCGCAACGGTGAGCGTTTAACAGTTTTTGAAAAGCAGCTTATCACTTATGCTGAAGCAGATACAATGGAAGTTACAGGCGGTGAGGTCATTTACAGTGTAAATGAAACCGAAGTTATCACTAAAAGTGGCAACTCAGCACCCACTATTCCACAGGCTCCCGCAGAGCCAGAACTTCCAGCTGCAACGGAAACTGCCGAGAAAGTAAAGCCTGTTATTGTTCAGCCAGCAGCAAAAACAGCTAAGAAATAATGGTTGATCCCAGAGCTAAAGGAGCACGTACTGAAACAACAGTACGCGATCTTTTAAGAAAGCTTACAGGATTGAATTGGGAAAGAGTACCCGGTAGTGGTGCTCTTGACCCCAAACACCAATTAAAAGGTGATTTATATGTACCAGGCCGAACAAACCTTTATGCTGTTGAGGTTAAGGGCTACGCAGAAGATCATATAAATAGTACACTGCTAACTGGTAAAAATCCACAATTACTAGATTTCTGGAAACAGGCTGTTAGACAAGGTCAACAGGTTAGTAAAAAACCACTATTAATTTTCAAGTTTGACAGATCAAAGATATTTGTTGCATTTGAGGATCTTCCGGTAACTATGGCATATCGCTGTATTCTAGTCAGCATTGACGGATACGATTTTTATGTTGCACTACTTGAAGATTGGATTAAGTTTGACCAACCACAATTTGTAACTTGAAAAAACTTGTTAATTATTATATAATAATAGATTAACCCGCAAAATAAAACAAAATGAGTAAATCCTTTCAACAAGTTACAGAATCCGAGAATACGCTAATGATAGTTGATTCTCTAAATTTGGCGTTTCGCTATAAACATAGTGGTGCTACTGATTTTGCTGAAGACTACCTACGCACAGTTAATAGTCTAAAGAAAAGTTACAAAGCACAATATGTAATTATCGCGGGCGACCAAGGTAGTTCAAGCTATCGTAAAGCTATCTATCCAGAATACAAACAAAATCGTAAAGATAAATTTGCTGAACAAACGGACGCTGAAAAAGCTGCATTTGAGTTGTTCTTTGAAGATTTCACAAAAACACTAGACCATATTGCGGCGGAGACTGATTATCCGGTTATTAGATTTCCGGGCGTTGAAGCAGACGATATTGCCGCATATATTGTAAATAAAAAATCTAAACTTCCAGTCGATAACATTTGGCTTATCTCAAGTGATCGCGACTGGGACTTGTTGGTGCAGGAACACGTATCAAGATTTAGCTATGTAACTCGCAAAGAGGTCACAGTAGATAACTGGAACTCTCACTACGAGTTCAATCAGGAAGATTATATTAGTATTAAGTGTCTAACAGGCGATAGCGGAGATAACGTTGTTGGTGTTCCTGGTATTGGCCCTAAGCGTGCGGTATCCCTTGTTAATGAGTACGGTAGTACTTGGGATATTATTGCTAGCCTGCCTATCGCAGGAAAATACAAATATATCGAAGCTCTCAACCAGTGTAAAGACCAATTAATTCTTAATTATCAGCTAATGGACTTAGTTACTCACTGTAGCGAAGCGTTGGGTGATACAAATTGTAAACAAATCGACCAAATTCTAGAAAACTACTTAAAATGAACAATTACTTACTAGAAGGCTCACTTAGACCTGTCATTAAGTGCAAGGTAGAAGACAAGGCGTTTTTACCTCGTCGAGCTAACCCTACGGACGCTGGTGCTGATTTAATGAGCACCCAAGAATTGGAAATCTATCCTGGTGAACAAAAACTTGTTGATACAGGAGTAGCGGTGAAAATTCCGGCGGGCTACGCAGGCTTTGTATTTAACAGATCGAGTCAAGGAAAAAAGGGAATTACTATCCCTCACAGCGTAGGCGTTATTGATGCGGATTACCGTGGCAATATCAAAGTGATTTTGAAAAACACAGGCGAAGACCCTTATAAAATTGAGCCAGGTGATAGAATTGCTCAGTTAGTGGTCGTACCAGTCGTGTTAGCTGAGTTCGATGATATTTGGAATGATACAACACGCGGAACCGGCGGTTTTGGAAGCACAGGTAAATGAAAATAGAGCATGTATTAATAACTGCACTACTATCAATAGTAGCTATGGTATTTGCCTTTGCTAC